ACACGCTGCGTGGTCAACACCTCTGACGGCAAAGCCGTGTTCGTTCAAGAGCTATGTAGTTCGGTGCTGCGAGCGATCGAAGCCCAGCAGCGCCAGAATCCTCAAGGAGGTTAAATGTTCACCTCAATCGACAAGGCGCTGGTCGCACTGGTCATGGCCGTGCTGTACCTGCTCAACTACTTCTTTGGAATCAACTTCGGGCCGGACGTGCAGAACGTGATGACGGTGGTCATCGCCGCGCTGACGCCGATCCTGGTGCATCAGGTCCCCAACAGGAGCAAGCCATGAAAATCGCGATGAGCGTCGGCCACGGCCAGCACATCCGTGGCGCGTCAGGCTATCTCGATGAGGTCGACGAGGCCGTGCGCGTCGTCACCGAGGTCGCCAACAAACTGCGGCAGATGGGTGTCGGCATCGTCACCTACTACGACACGATCAGCACCAGCCAGAACGAAAACCTGAATCGGATTGTCGACTGGCACAACCAGCAAACGCGGGACCTGGACGTGTCGGTGCACTTCAACGCCTACCAGACCACGTCGAAGCCGATGGGCGCGGAGTGCCTGTACGTCACGCAAAGCCAGCTCGCCGGCGACGTCTCCAATGCCATCGCCGTCACCGCCGATCTGCCGGACCGGGGTGCCAAGTATCGATCCGACCTGTTCTTCCTCAACAACACGGCGAAGCCCGCCATCCTGATCGAGACGTGCTTTGTCGATTCGTCGGCCGACGCCGAGCACTACCGCACGCGCTTCGCCGGCATCTGCATGTCGATCGCCGAGGCGATCTCCGGCGAGCCGTTCATCGAGGAGCCGCCCGAGCCGCCGGAGGCCGTGGTGCCGCCGCCGGAACTGACCAGCGAGAACCGGGTCGACATCACCAGCGAAGTCGAGGGTCACGTCGCGATTCGCGTCAACGGCAGCATGATGGTGGGGAGCGAGAACTACGACAACATCGTCGACCTGAAAGTCGATCTCGTCGGCGACGTCGTCGTGGTGGTGAACGGCCAGACGTTCCACAACAAGCCGCCGGAGACCGTCATTGCCCCCAACCACGCCAGCATCGAGGCGACGGTGTTCGGCGGGTCCGACGATCCCAACAATTCGGCCTACCCGCCCTATGAGCTGCTGGATGGCGACACCGAGGACTTCGTTGCGCTGCCGTTTAGCTGGGACCTGAACCTGTTCCCCGACAACGCGCCGCAGGTGCGCGTCTACCACGGCGAACTCTCCGCCATCGGCCGCGTCGCCGACAAGGGACCCTGGACGACGGACGACGAGGCCTATGTGATGGGCACGGCCCGGCCGATCGCCGAGACGTGCCACGAAGAGGGCACCCCGCTGCCGACCGGACCCAACGCCGGCAAGGTGCCAACCAACGCAGCCGGCATCGATCTCTCCCCGCACCTCGCCGCCAAGATCGGCATCGACGGCAAGGGCCACGTCGACTGGGCGTTTGTCGAGACCAACTCTTCGAATAATACCTGGCGCATCGGTGGCGTGCGAACAACTTCCTAAGACTTGGGCTGTCGACTGGGCGTTTGTGTGAAACCTTCCAGCATGCGCCGGCCGTGGCGCTGTCGCTAATTATTTCGTGTCGGAGTTTGTCGCTAATTCAATTAGCGACAGAAGCCACACGAGGGTGCCACCGTGTTTCACGTGAAACAATTTCCGTCCACATAGCAAGACACACGATTTTGGAAAAACTCAATGAAATCAATGGTATCAACATGTAATTGGCCCAGCCTTCCTGGGACTGGCCGCATACAATTTCCTCTGATATTTCAATAAGTCATTGGAGTTGTTGAAAAACCTGTTGCCAACTCAGGACACAAAAGCATACACTTTTGGGGTTCACACCAACCCACGGGAACCCCACCATGCTCACCCGCCACCTGCTCAATCGTGAAGGCTTTTGGATTTACCGACGCCGCGTTCCCCGCGCTTACACCCCGTTCGACACCCGCAGCGTTGTCACCGAGACCACCGGAATCAGGATTGCCGATGATCCCCGCGCCAATCGGGCAGCGCGCGTCGCTGAGCGCATCAACGCCGCGCTGGTGGCGTATTGGGAGGGTTGCGCGGCGGGCGCCCAGCAGGCCGCTAAAGCCCGCTACGAGGAGGCCTGCCGCAAGGCGAGGGCGATGGGGGTGACGTACCTGGAAGCGTCCGAGCTCGCCGGCAATCTGCCGACCGACCAGCTCCTCGGCCGCATCGAACGGCTGGAGCGCGAGCTTGCGGTCCTGCGCGCCACCGGCACTACCGCTCCGGCCCCAACCGCCGAGCTGACGACGGCCGCGCTCCTCGGCGGGGTGCGCCGGACCACCATCCCGCTGTCGAAGCTCTTTGCCGAGTACGAGGCCTGCAGCGCCGTCAACATCAGGGACAAGACGCCCAAGGCCAAAATTAAGTGGGCGAACAAGCGCCGGCTCGCGGCGGCCGATCTGCTGGAGGCGGTCGGCAGCGACAAGGACCTGTCCGAGCTGACCTCCGACGATGAACTCGTGTTTTACGAATGGTGGGAACGCCGCATCCTCGCCGGCACGCACAAGGCAACCACGGCCAACAGCGATGTGACCTTTATCACGAAGATGATCAAGGACTTGAACCTCAAAAACAAATGGAAGCTCGCGCCAGTGTTCGGCAATCTGCGCTTCAACGAAAGCGCCGATGAGGACGGGACGGGCGTGCCGTTCTCGACGACGTGGATTCGCGACAAGCTGCTGGCGCCGGGCGCGTTCAAACGGCAATTCAAGGGCGTCGTCGATTTGTCGTTGGAGGCGCGCTGTGCGATTTACCTGATGATGGAGACCGGCCTGCGCCCGCGCGAAATGGTCATGCTCAATGCCTCGACCATCTGCCTCGACGCGGACATTCCCTACGTCTATGTCACCAAAAGCAAGAACAAGAACTCGGAACGCAACATGCCGCTGGTGGGTGTCGCGCTCGCGGCCATGCGGCTGTGTCCCACTGGCTTCCCGAGCTATGACGACAATTCCAGCTTGCTGTCGCGGCACATCAACGATTACTTCAAGGCAGCGGGGTTGCGCGAGGCGCGTGCGGACGGCAAGGACACCACGCTCTATTCCCTGCGCCACGCGTTCAAGGACCGGCTGCGGCACGTGCCTCTGAGCGCGGGCCGCCCGGGTGACGAGCTGATCGATATGCTGATGGGGCACAGCAACAAGAAGGAAACGTACGGCGACGGGTACATCGTCCAGAACAAGAAGGAAGCCCTCGACAAGATCGCGTTCGCCGACTACCCTGCGGACCTGTGAGCCTTGTCCGCTCATGTGGTTGAGGGGCGTCCCGGTGTTCGCACCAGTCACCGGGGCGCCCTTTTTTTACCACCAAATCCCCTTCAACAATTGCTTCGGGCTCGTGCCGAGCGCACGCGCCAGCTCCTCAATCGTGTTCAGCAGCATGCGCTGCCGACCGATCTCGATGTTGGCAATCGAACTGCGCGTCACGCCAACCCGTTTGGCCAGTTCTTCCTGTTGCATACCCAGCGTCTCGCGGATCAATCGAACGCGCGCGCCAACCGCGATGTGGCACGCCTCAATCGGCCTGCTCACGCCGCCTTCTTCACGCCGCGCCGGCGCGGCTCCAGCCTGATGATCCGGCCGCTCGATCGCTTCTGCAGCACGAAGTCGTAGCCGATGGCGCCGGCGATGGCCGCGATCACGTCATGGCGCGAGCGCGTCGACGAGCATTTGCTGAAATGGCGATACAGCGTCGACATCGACACGCCGCTCTCCTCATGAATTTGCTTGTACTTCATGCCGCTGTCCTGGATTGCGGTGCGGAGCTGATCGAACACCGGGTCGCGATCTTTGAAGTTATAGCTGAGATAGGGCTTGAAGTAGCTCATTCCGATGCTCCGTTCATCTGATCGTCAAGCTTGACGCGCATGAACAGGCCGTAGCCGACCCTCTTGACGATGCCTCGCCGCATCAGCACGGCCATCGACGAGTATACCGAACTGCGGTTCTCGCCGAGCTGTGCAGCAAGCATGGGAACACGCACCTTATCTTTCAATCCCATCGCGGCGCTCACCTTCGGCGTGACAGTGTTGTGCAACTTGTATCCGCGCTTGTCGCGCCGCCTGTCCTCATCCGGCGCCGGCAGCGCCAGCAGCGGCGGCGGCACGTGGCGCACCTCCGGCTGGCCGATCTTGTGCGCCTCCAGCAGGCGCAGCACGTCCCAAAGGTTCTTGTCCTCGATCAGGAAGCCCACGTGCAGATATTTTTTGTCGCTCATATGGTTTGTGCTCCAGTGCGTGCCCCGCCGTTTGTTTGTTTGAGTCGGCATCGTTTCCCAAAAGTCTCCGGTTGTCTACCAAAGGTTAACAACACGAGCCTCAAGCCTCCGCTACCGGTATACCGCGCGGCTGCCGGCCCGGCCAGGTCGACCGCTCCTCGACGACGCACCCGTCGGTGATCAGATGCCATTGCCCGTCGCCCGCCAGTGCCGGCGCAAAGACGCCGATCGCGTCCCGGGCATTGAGCCGCACCAGGGTAGCGATCCCCTCGGCGGCGCGGCGCTCGATATAGGCGCGCAAGGCGTCATCCTCGCGCCACGCGCCGGGCCGTTTGGGGTCGACCCAGACCTGCACCACCTGCACGGTGATCTCGCCCGCCTCGCTGCCCAGCCGCACGAAGTCAGGCACCATGTCGATCACGTAGCCGGCGCGATCCGGCCGGCGCAGATCGGCGGTGTCGTTGTTGACCAGCCAGCGGCACGACCACATGCGGCAGCACAACGGGCGCTTGTCGTAGACCGCACAACCGGTGTGATGGCGCTGATGCTGGCAGCGCTCGCCCGCAGCCTTGTTCCACTCGGGCAGCATCCCGGGCACACCAAAGACGGCATGCATTTCGGGATATTGCTGATCGGTGCCCTTCTTGAGCGGCAACAGCTTGCAGCACAGCGTGCAATCAGCACAGTGGCGGTCGCTCATTCCTTGAACTCCTCAGGATGCAGCGCCCGACGACAGGCCTCGCCGGCCTGGTTGCACAATTCTGCCAAACCAAGTTCGCGCTGATCGGTCACGTAAGGATTGCCGTCGGCATCAACAAGTTTCCCACCGTGCTTTGCCCAAGTCTCGGCCAGCGCCGTGAAATAGCGGTCGCACAGCTCCAGTGCGGCCTGCAGCTCACGCTGTTTGATCCGCGCTTCCAATCGCTCACGGTCACGCAGGACGGGATCGCGCCGCTTACCCTTTGTCGCCATCAACAACCTCCTGTCCCAGCGCCCAAGGTGACCAAGCTGGCCGACAAGGCCGCGTGAACGAACCGCGCGAAAGCCGACCTAACAATAGGCCCGCCCTGGTGGCGGGCCTTTCTAACCCTAAGCGGCATTGGCAAAAGTGTTGATCTGCTCGATGCGTCTGCCGATCCAACGCATGACATTGACCGCCATCGAATTCCCGAGCGCCTTGTAGCGAGGACCATCGGCCGCAGCCCTCCCGCGATATGGGATCAGTGTGTAGTTATCAGGGAAGCCCTGCAAGCGCTCGCACTCAATCGGCATCAGACGGCGAACAGCGACTGCCGTGGCGATATTATGAGGCGCAGTGCCGTCAAGAGTTGGACTTAGTTGCTCATAAACATTAAACCCCGGATCGCGGAGGCGAACGTGTCCAGAGGCATCAGGGCTCGGCGTTTTGGCTTGTCCTTCGCGCGCCGCGTCTGATCGTATTCCGTAGGCCACGGCAGGCATCACGCCTGCATTGGCATGGCTACTTGTAAACCCACCCGCGCGCAGCGTCGGCGAAAGATCAATTTCAGCGTCTCCGCCGTGATCCTTGGCGGAAAAAGAGATAGGAACGAGCGGGGTGCCTCGTCCCGTGCCGTCCTCGCTTGCGTCAAATCCGTCAGCGCGCAAAGCGTGGGCGACGAATGTTTCGCTCTCGCCGTCTATGCGCCCCGTACCACCTTTGGCGTTGAGAGTATGCGAGATCAGACCTCCGTCACAGTCGAAGTCCGTTCCGAGACCACCACCGCCTCGAGTGCGTGCCGCAAGAGTGGGGGAAGCTGTTTGCCCCGTTTTGCGGCGCGGCGCAGGATGCCAGCGCATGCTCTCGGACTCAAAAAGTACTGCTGCGGCACGTCGCCAGTCACCAAGATATCCGACAACGAACACACGCCGTCGTCGCTGGGGCACTGCGCGGGCAAAGCCGTCCACTCGCACATATTGCGCATCGAGAACCCGGTATGCCCACCCATACCCGAGCTGCCCCAGTCCCCCGAGGAAGGCACCAAAATCCCGTCCTGCGTTGCTCGACAGAACGCCGGGGACATTCTCCCAAAGAAGCCATCGGGGGCGATAGCGTTCAGCGATTGCAAGGAAGGTGAGGCAGAGATTGCCACGCGGGTCAGCAAGTCCCGCTCGAAGCCCTGCGACGGAGAAGCTTTGGCAAGGGGTTCCTCCGACGAGAAGATTGATAGTTGCATTCGGCCATCCTCGGAAGTTTTTCATGTCGCCAAGGTTGGGTGGCGCGTTATGCGACCACTTCTCGTTATGTAGGTTCGATCCGTAATGATGCGAGAGGACAGCCGATGGAAATGCTTCATTTTCTGAAAATGCGAACGGGGACCAGCCGAGCGGAGCCCAGGCCACACTCGCTGCTTCAATGCCAGAGCAAACAGACAAATAGCGCATTGGGCCTTTCTAGCTCTCGATCTTTGTGACTTGGCGCTCATGTTCGGCGTAGGCGCCTCTAACCTTTGCCGCGCGTTCGGCCGGCACCGAGACGGAGAGGTGCCGCCAGAGCGTGTTGGCAAACACGGTGAACGTAAACACCACCCGATAGGTGTTGAGGTGGACAACGAATGCCGGATCGTCGCCCGGAACCGGATCGACCTCGGGATGATAATGATGCTGCTCCGCATGCTCGATCAGATGGGCGATCTTTGCCTGCGCCTCGGCGTCGATGACCAGGGCTCTCATTTCCGCCTCATGTTGTAGGTGGGATCGTGTTTGTAGGTCGGGAGGCTGCTGGCGCTCATCATATGCTCGCGGTAGCGGCGCTCGGTCTCGGCGTCGATCTCGGTGACCCGGCTGCCGTCAGACATCGTGTAGTCGCGCGGGCAGCGCAAATCGGGAGCGTTCCACTTGGGCCGCGTGTCGGGCATGGGGCGGCGCATCTATTGCAGGTTCCCCTTGGCGATCTCGGTGACGGTGTAGCCCATGCGCTTGAGCATATCCTCGACCGCCAGCCACTGCTTGCCGATCCTCATGCCCTTGTTGTCGCCCTCGGCGGCGTTGAGGTGGGCCAGCATCGCCGTCGTCTCCTGCGCCTTGCGCAGGTACTCGATCAGCTTGGCGTATTCCTCGCCTTTCGTCGGCAGGCTCATTGCAGGCCTCCCTGGTCAAGCCGCCCGCGTATCTTGCTGGCGTTGTCCCGCAGGCTGTCGCGCACCCATTCAGACACTTCATTCGCCATCGCCATATCCCGCAGTCCGCTGATCTCGACCACGACCATCTGCGACCCGTCTTCTGCTTCCTGGCAGAAAGCAACGCAGTTGGATTGTCCACTCGGTCATTGGCGCCTCACATTCGGGTTGGCGGCGAGCATGCGCAAAAAGCGATCGTCGCTGGTGAGCTCATCGATTTCCTCAACGGTTGGTTCGCGCAAGGTCAGGTCGGCGTTGAAGATGCCGATGTGATTGCAGTACCAACAAATCGAGGCATCGCCGGACTCCGGCACGGCATCGGCATCGACAGACGATGCCCTATCGTTCGGCTCGCCGCAGTTCGGGCAGCGGTTGAGCGGGGTCTCGGTGGTTTTCATGCATTCAGCCTTGGAACAAGTGCCCGGCGCGCCGGCGTATCACCGCGGGGTGCCGGCCCCGGGCTCTGCGCTGTTACTGTGGCCACCTGCGCAGTGGGCCAAGGTCCCGATCCATGCAACGCATCGGAACCAACTCGCTCATTGCCAACCCTCGTATTCCGGCGGGTAGGTGACGCCCTTGCCGTATTCCCACACGAAGTTGGTGTCGTCGCCGCCGTCGGTGATGATCACCTTGATGACGATGCCGGCCTGGGCAGCGACGCTGCGGGTGTAGTGCCGCGCGGCCTCGACCGCCTCTTTCGGGCCGACGAAGCGGCGCACGTATTCATGGGTGCCGTCGGCGAAGAACTGCACAACCGAATGTTCGTCCTCGCTCATGCCGGCGGCTCTGCTTGTTGTTGCTGCGCGGCCTCGATCTCCTCGGTAGCGACGGCGGCGCACAGCTCGGTCTGGACGATGGCCACGACCTTGCGGTCATCATCGCGCCGATCGCGCGCGAACCGCGCCAGGGCGTGGGCGAGGTCGCGGCCGATGGCGGCGATTTTCTGATCGCTCATTGCCGCCTCTGCCGGTTCTCGATCTGCATTTGCAGAGCAACGATGTGATCAACACATCCGGCCGACAGTACGGCCGTGGCGAAGACCAAGTCACGCTCATCTTTCAGGAAAATGTGGACGTTGTTGCAGTTCAGACAATCAAACGTCTCGACGCTGTAGGCCTCGCGCGGTTTGCTCATGGCGCTGCTCGCTGTTTGTGCTCGGCGACGATGCGCGCCACCCGGGCGCGGGCGGATTCCTTGGTGCTGGCCAGCTCGAGTTCCTTCTCGATGCGCTCGAAGATCGGCAGATACTGCGCGCCGAATGTCTCGACCACCCAGGCCGTGAACACCAGCGCGTGTTGCAGCCGTCCGACACTGACCTCGGTGCTCATAGCGCTCATCCGATTGGAGCCTGGGCATAGGATTCCGGGGGCTCTGACGGCAGCAGCCGCAACGCCTCCTGATACTGGCGTTCCAGC